ACAATTGAACAGTTAGCAGCACCATTTGCTGTTGATCTAAATAAAGTAAGACGTGAGTCACGTGTCGACGGTGCAGCTGCTGTATCCGATCACCCGTTGATAAACATTCCAGAAATAATTCACATAAAAGAGGTGAGATCAGATGGCCGTTTTGATATTAAATGCCCCTGGGTGCAAGAACACACCAACGAAGACGATGATGGCAGTGCTGTGTTTACTAACTCCGATGGCAGTGTTGGCTTCAAATGCCACCATGGTTCGTGCCAAGGCAGAACCGGGAAAGATCTACTGCGTTATATCGATGGACAAAAACCAGAATTTTCAGGTACCCTTAAAAACTGGCAAATCATGCGAGAGTTTTCCAGCATTACCGAACCCAGCTTTCTCTCAACTCCAACAGTTGACACAGTACAAACGCAAACCGAAGCGCAGGTGGGCACCACAGCTCCCTCGCAGGTTCAAGAGGTAACAGAAGTTGATGCTATCCAGGCACTGTGTGATGTACTACGCAGACAACATCCAACCAGTGCTGAAGGTCGAGAGACTGCTGCTTCAATATTAAAGTACACCGATGATATGCCTAAGATGGTCCAGCTAGAGTGGCACAATATTGTATGTGACATTATGGGTTGGGGTAAAGGTGAGTTCAAAGAGATCCTGAAGGACCTGAGAAAAGAGTGGTACGATGGCAAGGTTAGCAATGCTGATTTTTATGACAAAACCATATTCGTTAAAGAATTGACTCAGTTCTATGACTGGGAGTCACGTATATTTTTCAGCACTGACGCATTCCAAAATAGTTTCAGTCATGAAGATGCTGAAGCACGTAAGATTGCACTGCAGGAAGGTAGAGTTCAGAAGGTGGATCGACTCGACTATGCACCGAAGTACCCTCGTGTGTTCGTTGAGGAAGGTATCACTTACGCTAACACATGGGTTGAAGATATAAATAATTTCGCAGTACCAGGTGATGTTTCAATCTGGCGTGATCATATCGAGATGCTGGGCTGGGGTGAGTATACAAAGCACATTGAGCAGTGGATGGCATTCACCATGCGCCACCCTGATGTCAAGATTAATCACATGATGATTTTTGGTGGTGGTGAAGGTGTCGGTAAAGATTTTATACTGTATCCTTTAGCGAAAGCGATGGGTCATAACTACACTGTCATCTCTGGTGAAGAGTTGTTGACCGGGTTCAATGACTATGCACTGTCGACCAAGTATCTGCACATCAATGAAGCAGAGCTCGGTGACAGACGTGAAGCTATCGCTGTCAGTAATAAATTGAAACCACTTGCTGCAGCTCCACCGGACACACTGCGAGTGAACCAGAAAGGCATCAAACCTATTAAGGTTAGAAATATTTTAAATGCGACGATGACTACTAATAGTCAGGAACCGATTAAGATTAACGGTGTGTCGCGTCGATTCCTTGCGCTATGGTCTGATCTGAAGATACGTGATCACAATGACACAATGAAACCTGAGTGGTTGGAATATTGGAACATTCGCTGGCCCTGGATGAAGGGTGACGGATGGAAACACATTGCAAACTATCTTATGTACACCGTTGATCTAACAGGTTTTAACCCTGCTGAAGCACCACCGATGACTGACTTCATGAGAGATATCAGAGATAGTTCCAAGTCACCGATGCAGCTCACTGTTGAAGCGTTCATCAGGAAAGGTCATGGTGCATTTGCTTGTGATATCGCGTCATCATCTGAGCTGTGTAATACACTCAGGAGTGGTGAGATCTTCTCTGCTGATGACGTGTACGTTGACACCAGGTTCTTCACACCGACGAAAGTTGGTCTGGTGCTTAGGAGTGCCGGGTATCAGGGTATCACTGTTTACAATAAAGGTGAGTCAGTTAAAATGTGGGTGCTTAAAAACCGTGAGGTTATAGAGACAACACTGCAGACTGATCTATATGAGAACCACTTAGAACAGATGAATGGAATAAGAAGAAAAACTGAATTAACTGTAATTAAATAGGTGACTAATATGGAAAGTTGTGCGTTTTGTAGATGTGTTAAAGATAAGAGTAGAGGTGTATTCCTAGTTGCCTGGCCAAACGGTAAGGCCATTTGTAATAAGTGTGGTCCAAAAATTAAGAAAGAGATGGACGAACAACCAATCAAACCAATCAAACCAATAGTAGCATAACAAGGTGACCAATGAGTGATAAAAAAATAATATGTGAGTACCAAGCTAAATCTCCGAAAGGTGATTACCATTGTCTTCATGATGATCATGTTGATTGGAAAATGCCTGGTGGTTGTAAAGAAGAATTATGCCCAATTAAAAAAGAGATGTTTCATAATGAAAAAAGCAAATGAAATACTGATCGACGCAGCCAAACTGATCGACTCACGTGGTCAAGAGCGTGACAAAGATGACGGTGAAAGATCGATGGAGCGATGTGTCAAATCATTCAATGAGATGACCGGCCACGAGCTCACCGAGACAGATGGGTGGAAGTTCATGATCTTTTTAAAGCTGGCCAGGATGGAAGGTGGTAGCTTTAAGTTCGATGATTATGAAGACGCTGTGTCATACTCTGGCCTGATGGCAGAGAGTGCACTCAAAGAGAATACCGAGGAAGATACCACTTACGACAATGTTGACATGTGCGTTAAGTGTGGCAGCTGTTGTAAGTGTGGTTGCACTAACTATATCACTGTAAAAGCTACGGATGGAGGTTGCCCGGCCGAAGTAGAAACAATTTGCTCAGGTGTTGCATGCAGACATACAGATCATTGGGCGTATGGTTTTTTCGAGTGTGAACCTAAACAGAATACCGAGGAGGTTTAGTAATTCTCACGTCTTCACCATCTTCACAGTGGTAAGTAATCGCTCTTGCTGCTCTCCTGCTAACATAACCACCACGTGCTGAGTATGCATCCCTTGCTGCCAGCGTGGGGTGCCTCTCAACGATAGCACCACCACCTTCTGCCATGTCCTGCTCTGCGTGATGATAGTGCCCACTGTGGATGTATGCGTAGTCACAGCTACCCCACATCTGCCTGTACCTGGGCTCACTTGCGAACAGGGCCGGCAAACTTTTATTGCTTGTTTTGTGGCCGTGATGGAAACCTAACATGATCTTGCCATGCTGGTGTGCGTAATAGGGGAATGCTGTATCATCAACATCGACACGTTTATTATTTGCGAATAGCTTTTTAATAATTTTCTGCAACCAGACTGATCCAGACAAGTCATGATTACCTTCACAGATGATCACTTTAACTTTTTTATGTTTCGTCAACAGCATCTCTATCACCATGACACACAGATCCAGGGCCAGCTCCACCATCATTGAGTACCTGGTGTCAGCATCAACAGGATGACCTGATGTGGGTGTTACAGCATCCAGGCCATCCCAATGCATGAAGTCACCGAGCTGATTAAATACAGCAGTGTGACTGTTTGGTGATCCATCCATTAATTCTTTGAACGTCGATATCAATACATCACGTGCGATATCACAATCCCAGTTGTCACCGGCCTCTTTATCCCAGGCATACATGCCGACGTGATAATCAGTGATGGTGTACAGGGTGAGCAGATCCTTGTTGCAGGACTTAGGTGACTTTATTGTGGGGATTTTTGGTAGTTCTAATATCTTTTCATCGATGACTTCGACGATTGCTTTGAGTTGGTTCTCAAGTACAGCGTTTGTTTTTACCCATTGGATCTTCAGGTTGCCGGCATCATCATAGAGAGTTGATGTCCCTTTGACTGCGAACCCCTCAGCTGTTCTGTGGGTCATGTCGTGATCGGGTGACCACCCTCTCGATGCAGCTGTTTTCTTTATTCTGTCAAAGGTTCGCTGCAGTGTTCGTAGATTTACACCAAGTAGCTTTGCAGCTTTTGTTTGGTTACCTTTACATTGATCTATTGCATTTATAGTGTTGCGTTGTACATCTGTTACAGTAAAATCTAAAAGATCATTCATATATTGCGCCGGTTAACATGGATGATTTAATATAACAGATTAAAAAGTAACTGTAAATGATAGTCATTTTCGTTAATGGTCAGTTTTTAAACAGTTACGAATCCTTATCATTGATCTGTTATACACTCGATCACTGGCCCTGGGTGCTATCTCAGGTCGACACTCTGGTGGATCATCATCTTTATCCCACTGCAGAGTGCACCTGTCACACACGAAGTCGCCAGTGGGTAACTTGTATGCTTTGCAGTTCATTCCTTCCTCAATTCGCATTCAGGCGAATGCGGGTTAAAAGGCTTTGATTCTATTGGTGGCGATATAAAGTCGATGATTTCATTCCAGTCATCATCATCTGTTACATAGTAAACATCTTCACCGTTACAATCGATTGTTCCAAATGTCAGTTTTAACTTCTCAATCAATTCTTCTCTTTTCATTATTTCACTCCTTGCAAGGGTTATTTTTCTAAACCAAGTTCCATCTCCAATACCATAAACTTTTGCCGTCTGGAAATAGTGTTTGCTCTCTGCCACTCGTTTTTCAACAAATACTTTAACCACA